GTTCATGTAAAAATTTCCATTGCTATTTGTTTCAATTTTTTATGATCACCAGATACAAAGGTAGCATGTTTCTTTAATCTACTGCTTTGTTCTTTCCATACTATGGTTTCAGATATCTGTTTATCCCATATAGGTATGAATTTGGTTAACTCGTTGAACAACACCATAGTTTCAGGTGATACTTTGCCAGCGAGGTATGCTTTAAGTAATACAGGATGTTGTCCTTGCTTTACTTGTAGCAGATCATCTAATGAGTATTTATTCGCAAGTGAACTCAACTCTTTTTGAAAAAGATAGGTTAAACTTTGCTGTCGTTTTTTGTATTCAGAGAATACCATTTCTGAATCGCTTCCCAGCAGTTCCCCAACCCATCGGTCGGAAACTGAAAGGTTGGCGACGAGGAAAGACCTGAGATCAGTTCCATACTTCCTTGCGAGTTTTGCAAAGTGGTATTTATCCTTTCTTCTAAGAAACGACTTGAGGTCTGCTTTAACGACTCCATTGTATTTGACATAGTCGTATGACTCCTGTGTAAAATGTAATTTAATCCCCAAGTAAAGGCAGTATGCGTCAAATCCTTCGCGACTAGTCATACTTTACAGTGGTTCTCCACATTGTTCGTTCACCTTGGAAGTTGTGATACGCACCTCTGTGCATACAGGCAGTGTTGTTGAATATCAAACAATCACCTTCTTCCCAATCTACCTGCCATAGTAGTTCGTCATCATTAACCAATAGCATAAAAATTTCATTTGCTAAGATACTGTTGCTTTTGTTGGGCAATACTGATACAGGAGAGATATACAGTGTCTCTCTGTCAAGTATCTTATTGTATCTCAGTAATGGATGAGCAACCTCTTCGGAGTAGTAAAACTCTACATGTTTTCCAGCAAAAGCATCATGGTGTTTATCATGTGCCAAGCAAAAGTCAACAAGCAAAGTGGAACCACCACCAAGTCTCGGATTAATAATATTGTATCCGTGGATATCGGCATCTCGATCTCTCTGAGTTGGTTTAAAATTTTTTGCATATAAAATTCCAATATCGGCAAGTTCCTTCCTATGTGGAAAGTCAACATGCCAGTTTTTGAAACCACCGATCAATGCTCTCTTTGCTTTGTACTCATCACTCATGTCACCCAGACCAGACAAACCTATCTCAACATCTTCCTGTTGATCTAACCCAGCATAATCAAATACTGAGAATCCAGGAAAACTTGAATTTGCTAGTACATTGCGTGACTCATTTTCTTGTTTCTTAAACTCCGACATACGAGTAGAGTTAGCAATACGACTCACCTCATGCATATGATATTGATCATTGTAACAATCTAAATCAATATCACCTATGGATAAGGAGAAGTCATAAAACTCTTGCTCTGTCAAATCTCCAAGATGCACTACGACTGCGAACTTAGTTTTTAAGTCCTCTCGTATTGAATATCTGGAAGATCTTTCGAGTATTCTCATATGGGAAGTTTTCCTCTAGACTTGCTCCCCTTAATTAGATTAAGAGAAGATGCCTCTGCTGTTAGTTTATCTTTGAGTCCATCGGACATCAGTCTTTTAGCAGATTCAGGTTCTAGAGAATAGGTTTCGCACACTTCTAAGATAGCATCGATGACTTCAGCACCTTTACTAATCTTCGATTCAACTTGTTCAGAGAATTGCTTTTTTGATAGTATCATAATTATCCATTATATAAGTAATGATGCTGTAAACATCAGCAACATTACGATTCCTAAGAAAGCAAATGCCAATGATATTGCTACCATTAGAACAGCACTGGGAGTCAACTGTATATCGTTTACCTCAGTACCAACTCCTGTTAGGAGTTTTGCGATCACCTTAAAAAATTTTATCATTAATATAAAAAATCACCAGCATTGAACCAAAAGCAACTGCTTGTACAATTGCTGGTATTATAACAAAGTAAACCATTGCACTGAATTTACCAGCACGGAAGAAATCCTTTTTCTCCCACTCGGAAACTTCTTCAGGTGAAGCATCCTTCGTAGCATTCAATGGCAATGGTAATTGTTGTGCCATTATATAAAACTCATAGACCCTGTGGTTGCTGCGATTGAAAATCCAAACACGCATATCAGCATGAGCAACCCTACATTGTCTTTCAGTTTTTGTAGTCTTCTCTCACTCATTGCTCACCCATTAATTAAAATGAATGGCACTGTTAATGCAGCAAAAAGTAAACAGAAAACAAAATCGCGATGTATATTCTTTAACATGATGTCCTAAATTATAAAAAGTTGAACCAATTCGGACTATATTTATAATTTATGATTGCCTATAAGAGGCACTTATGAAACTTTTTCATACAAATTATAGTATTGTGTTCGAAGTTTTACAAGATCAGTTAAATGACGATCAGGTTCATCAACAAATAGTTGAGTAGAACTATCTTCATCTACAGAAATCAAAGTCACGATGATTTTAGGCATTTCACCTGTCATCTCTTTTACACATGCAGCATACGCACTCTCTTGTATAAGATACGATTGTATTCTGCTTTCAGTCTTTGCTTTATTTGAAGTTTTGAAATCGATGATTGCTAACTCACCTCTAAACAAACCTACACAGTCACATCTACCAGCGATACGATAATGATCGCTGTACATAGCAGACTCAATAGCAAATGGTTCAATCTTATCCAACAATGGGATCATAGATTTGAAATTCATTTCTTGTAGGGGATTGTCGAACTCGAACTCTTCATTGCGTAGATACTTTTCACATAGTGTATGAAAAGAAGTACCTCTGCGAGATGCTCGATTAGATATCTCAGTTGCTTTCTTTTCACCGACTCTCTTTCGCCATGCTTGTATATGCTTTTTGGTTAGGAGTCCAGTGACAGAAGTCACACTAGGATACTTGTTGCCTTCGGGAGTGACATAGTGTCTTTTCCCATCGATAGTTTCGGTCTTGAGATTAAACTCAGACAACTCTTCAAATGTCATCATAGTTATATTATACTTTATTAATCGAGTGATCGTAAGGTAGTTTTGAGGTTTTCAAATTGTATTTCATTGTACATGGGTTTGTTCCGATAGTGTTTCCATTGCATTTTAACTAGAGGAACTTCTTTAATCTCTTCATAACCAAAGATGTTTCTTAATTGTTGAATGTACATTCCTGTTGTGTTGACACATCGAATACCAACATAGATGAGTTGACTTTGTGTCTTTTCTATACCATGTGGAAGCGAAGACATATAACTAAAGACTTCACCCTTTTTGAAGTTATAGTCTTCACCATTGATACAAAATGGCATATCTGTAAATGGTATGATCATTATGTCTTTGGGCAAGAACTCTCCATCGGTATGCTCAGCGACCATATGTCCCTTTGGCATAATACCACTTTGTGGTGCGAATCTACAAGAAGTGTTTAGTTTATCTATCTTTTCTTTTGCTTCTGGATACATATCGCATAATGCTTTGTAAGATGCATCATGAAGAATCTGGGCATCAT